CTCTAATTGTATTTCTATCTCTCTGACTTCGCAGTCAGCAATTACTTTGAATTTATTTTCTGTTATTGTTTTCATTTTATTTGTGTTAATAATTCTTGGATGTTTTCTTTAAATTCTTTTTTAATATCCTCTTTTGTTCTATCGCTAAGTATCATTTCACTTAGCCATTCTATTTCACTAATAGGTGTATCGCATTCGCCATATACCCAATTTGCATATTTAATTACTTGTTCGTTTGTTATCATTTTATTGTTGGTTTAAATTAATAATATACTCAGAGTACTGAGTCGCAATCGCCTTCGCCATTCCTGGAAATGTCTTGCTCCTCAGTTTTGCTCTGTCTTTATGACTTCGTGCATCATCATACCACTTAGCCATTTTCTTTACTTTTCCATTCTTATCTGTCCACTCCACAAACTCCCCATCTGAAACAGTTTTTGTAGGGACCAGGAGTGGAAGGTTTTTTGTCCAAAGGCAAGTTGTTTTCTTTGCCTCATCCCCAAACATATAGGGCTGAACAATCTGATTAGGCTTTCGTATCTGTGATGAAATCACACTAATTGGGTTCTCAATCGCTATATGCTTAATCGGTGCATCCATAAGTTGCTTGACAAAGAACAATGCCTTTCGCCTATTTTCCCAACGTTCCTCATTCTTTGAACCATCTTTATTATATAGCCACCGATTGCCACTTACTGACAAATAGGTGCATGGAGGATGAGCCACCATCAAATCATATTTGCGACTATTCGCCTCCTCTAAGGCATCGCCTTGAATGTGCCACTCGGTATGACCACCACTACAAGGAATTAAATCACAAGAAAATGCCTCATGACCTAATTTTCTAAACTCTTTTGTTATTGCTTGACTTTCCTCACAAGCTACAAGTATCTTCATGTTATAAGTTTGATTTGATTTGTTCTAATAATTTTACTTTAACTACATCAGTTAATATTTTAACCCTGTAGTCCTCTTCTATATTTAATTCATGAATCTTCTCATGCATCAGATCCATTATATATTCAGTTAAATGTGGCTCGATATCATTCACAATATCTTTTGCCTTGTCTACATCTCTACTCATTTTATTTATATTTTTGTATTAGTTTGTTTATCTCTTTTAAGTTTGAGAAGTGATAATGATATAACACTTCTTTTTCAAAATTGTATATCGTGAAGTCATACATTTTAAACTTTGGGGAATAAAAAATTTGAAATGATGTTTGTTGTTTTGGTTTGTCATTAAAATATGTGTTCATCTTGTTTTATTGTATTTATTTTCTGCTGATTTAATTATTTCTAAACATAACTCACTTGGAATTTTACTTCGTTCGTGGTTACCTTTCAATCCTTGTGTTCCTGTCTGACTTCCTCTCGGTGCAGAGACATGACAAGGGTCACCATTCTTACACATGGGTTTGGGATCCCATCGGAAATCGTTAGTCCATATGTCAGTAGGTTTCATTCTTGTATCTCCATATTGACAATACGTAACAGTTTTTCTCTCATTTTCAAACTCATCCCAAATGGGAGATTTTCTCATCTTACCTCTTGGATTTTCTATGTAGAATAAAAGGTAAGGTCGGTGTTTTAAAAAGTATCTTATGATTTCAATAGTCTTATTCAAAATCCTAACACCATGTTTTGCATCTTCTGTCTTGGGTAGGAATGTTTCTCCCTTGACCCATTTTTTACCTATACAAGCGACACTAAATGCAGTGCATGGAGGCGATGCCCATATCACATCTGCCCATGCATAGAGTCCATTGTAATTCCAATCGAGAATATCCCCAACCCAATTTGTATTTGGGTAAGGGACATTGTCTACAGAAAACACATTATGACCTCTTTTCTCGGCTACTTTACCGATACTTCGACTTCCACTAAAAAGTTCTAGTACATTCATTTAATTTAGTTTTAATTAATTGTCTTGCCATTCGCCACAACTTTGGCAACAAGCATCATTTATATATTGATTAAATACAACTTCATCGCTATCACAAAATTTACAATGAAGTGGTGTTAAATTAATTTGTGCATTTAATATGTCTTGTATATAATATTTCATAATTTATTTGTTGTTTAATTGTATTCTTATGTACGTTCCATTAGCATCTGTTTCTTCATCTGCTAATGAGCAATCAGTCAAATTTTTTATTTGACATAAATCTGTAAATGAATCTATGTTAATTGAACATAAATCATTTCCGAAATAATCTTCTATAAATATTCTCATTTTATTTGCTTTTAAAATGGTAGTGGTGGTTCTACTTTTCCATGTAAAATCTCATCCATAGCTTGGAAGAAATCTTCTTTTTCTATAATCCCATTACGGAAATTATCAAGTTGAAATTGAATATCTTTTTGTAGGATCAGAAGTTGAGATTTATCATGTGACTCATCAAATGTTCCAATAATTTTATGACCGAAAGACTCCATCTTTCTACGCCAATTGTTATAATGGGTTCTATTTTCAAAACTTTTTGTGATTGTTTTATACTTCCTATTTAAAGTTTTGTATTGTATTGTGTATGTGATTTTATCATGCATCTCTCTCTGATTTAAGTTTATCTCTAAATTCATCTACTAACCTCTGTCTTAATTTTAAAGTTGTGGTTTGACAACAATCTGCAATTTCTTGAAATTGTTCTTGTTTACTAGAGTCTACTTCTAAACTCCATTGTCTTTCTTTATCATCTAATGGAGTAACATTAAATGTATGCACTACAAATCCCATTGAGGTATTTAAGTGGACTGCAACAAAGTTACTATCTGTGTTGCAATGGACTGAAATTTTTGAATTTAACATGTTATTTAATTTTAATTATTAAATCTGTTTCATCCTTTAGGAATCATCAGCATAGATACACATCTATGTACAGAGGGAGGATTTCTCCTCCCATAAGATTAACTCAATCCTTCTAAAAGTTTATATGCTTTTTTAAGATTCTTATTAGTTATTTGTGCAGACTGAAATACTCCGTAATCGGCACCAATATCAATTAACTCTTTCAGTAACTCTCTCACATGATATAACTTATCTTTAGGATTTTTGTAAACCTCGCTTTTCATAATTTCCTCTTCCCAATCATCGTTATAATTATTGAATAAATCTTGTGCCTTATCACAATAACTTGAGTTGTTATTTTTATCATAAACTAATGGGTCTCCATTTGGAAATTCATCTCTGTGATTTTCTAATTCTTTACTTGCTAAATCACACGCAAGTTCTGTTACGTTTATAAATGCATTCATATCTCTGATTTTTAATTAGTCATTATTTCTTTGATGAAGTATCTATACAATTGGAAATATCCAACTTGCCTATCTTGATACATTGAGACTTGATTTGCAAATACATTTTTCTTAATCTCAATTACGTTTCCATCTAGAATATATTCTAGAAATGCTTGTCTTAAAAATTCATTTATGTTCTTCATAATTACGTTGTATAAATTATTTTGCATTCTCCTCCTCTACGGAAATTGTAGTGTAAAACTGCACCTCCATCATTACCTTCATCATCTGTTTGTGGTATCAAACACGTACCATTGTCTAGTACTAATACTAATGGATTCTTTGTCCATCCTAAATTACCTAATTCATCTTGGGACATTCTTCGTACAGATTTTATTTTTGTACCAACTAAATCTTTGAAAGAGTCTACGTGTCTATCAATAGATTTATACAATCTTCTTGATTCTTCTCTTCTCTTTTTTTCATCTCTAATTATCTTATTACATCTACCTCTATCAGTTAAGTAAAGTTTACCTCTAGAAGTAATTTTAAATACTCCTCTCTTGATTCTTTTAACTAGCTTGGTAGAAATCCAAACTGCTAAATTTGTACCATAATATCCTCCTCTACGATTAAATTGTATGGTGTCATTTCCTTGAGCAATCCAAATGGCTCTGTCAAGTTCTGCCCTAGTGAAGGACTTCTTATCAACAAGTTGTTCGAAAACTCGTTGTTGAATTGTGTTTTTATATTTTGTCATAATGTGTTATTTATAATTAGATTAAGACTACCTCACTAGGAGGTAGTTTCGGATTTTCAATCCTCATCAGTTAATCTTGATTGAATGCTTTTTTAATTGTTCGGTATTTTCTAATTGTTCGCATACGTTATAAACTACTGCATTGATAAGTCTTAATGTATGAGGATTCAGTCCTTTAAATGCATCTAACTTATCTAGTGCATTAGATGTAAGAATTTCCGAGTTCGAGAATATTTGAATTGTGTTTTTCATAATGTGTTATTTATAATTAATATTTGCTAATATAAGTATTTTATTTTTAAAATCTACTTAAATTCTAATTTATTTTTTGTTCTGTCCTTATTGGAAGTGCATAAAAGCTGACCATCTCAACAATTACAATACATTGAAAATTCAAGTTTACTATCTTTTCTTTTTGGTTTACAAGGGTAACGGGGATGGGGTTAACGGGACGCTCGCCTTACCTTCAAACGTCAAACCGAAGGAAGGTTTGAACCTTGCAACCCGTATCGATTCGCCCTGCAGGACTACAGGCAGAACAAAAACGGCAAAAAATCACAACCAACGAAACAAAACACAACGAGCTGAAAACAAAAATATCGTTTTCGCCTGGGCGCCTGGCTCCGTGACACAGTATATAACCTCAACACTCCGCATATCTAAAAAAATTTTTGTATCTTAGTTTTGTAAATTTCATATTATGGCACACATGGACAAAGATTCTACGATAAGCAATTTTGTAGACGGTTTATATGTAAAAGACGGCAGGCTGATTAATGGGCGTCCTGATGGGATGACAGGAATACAGCAAGCTGCTAACATGAAACGTATTATCGATGAGGATAGACAAATTAAAATGATTGCAGATGGGATTGAGAGATCTGAGATGCGAAAGAAATTGTTTGGATAACTTGATAAGTTATTGTGTTTTTTTCTTGGAAAGAGCTACTTAAATGTAGCTTTTTTTTTGAGCACTAATTGAGCACTAATCGAGCATTTATTTTAAAATTTCAAGCACAAAATATAATTTTAATATGTTAAGTACACAATTTCTTCTAGTAGGCACTATACTAATAATATATCTTTTAATAGAGCAAAGATAATTTATGCTCAACATTAAGCACAAACTGTGCTCAAACAATGCTCTAGTTAAATTTATAACTAATTGATTATCAAGCACAATGCTCTAAGTGCTCGTTTTTATACCAAAATCAGAATAAAAAAAATAAATAAAAAATAGTAAATATATATAGCAGTTAGAAAAATTTTACGATATTTACAGCATTATAATCTAATTTAATTAAATCTTATCATGACACAACAAGGCGGATATTCACCCAAAGATTTACACTTTGGCAAGGAGGCTAGAGGTAAATTATTTTCAGGAATACAAAAATTATTTAAAGCAGTATCATCAACACTAGGTCCACTAGGTGAGACGGTGCTGATTGAATCGGCAGATCACACAAGAGGAATAACAGTTACCAAAGACGGAGTAACTGTTGCAAAAAGCATATCTCTACTTGACCCAGTAGAGAACCTTGCGGTTCGGATGGTAAGGGAGGCAGCTGAGAAGACAGCAACCCGTGCCGGTGATGGGACCACCACTGCTATTGTTCTAGCAGATGCAATCATAAACTTAGCTCATGACTGGGGAATTGATGACCCGAAGAACAATAAGACCGAGATACTAAGAGAGTTAGACAGTGCTGCAGATTTTGTTGTAAAGGAGTTGGAGAGAAAATCAGTAAAGCTAGACCAAAAAAAATTACTAGACGTGGCTACCATATCGTGTAATAATGACCCACAGATGGGAAAAATTATAGCCGACACTTATAAGACGGTAGGCAAAGACGGGATAGTTACAATTGAAAAGAGTGATACCAGCTCTACCTATGCAGAGACTACAAACGGAATAAAAGTAGACAGAGGCTACTCATCACACCTGTTTATAAACGACCATAAAAAAGACCAGTGTATATTAGATGATGTACATGTTCTAGTTTGTGATGCAGAGATTGGAAACATACTAAACATAGAGGCGATACTAAAACCAATCATACAGGAAAATAAAAAACTGTTAATAGTAGCACCCTGTTCTGTCAACGTCATCAATACAATGGGGGCGAATGTCATGAAGAACAACCTGAAGCTGTGCACCATTATTCCGCCTAATTTTGGTTACAAGCAACAGGAGCTGATGAGCGATATTGCTTTGTCAGTTGGTGCTACTTATTTTTCTGAAAGTACAGGTGATGACCTAAGCCTAATTACTTTTTCTGATTTAGGGCATGCCAAAAAAGTTATTGTCTCCAAGTCAGAGACAATCATAATCAAAGATGATGCAATAAACAACAAAGAACAAATCAAAGACAGAGTGGACCAACTGCGTGAGCAAGAGAAGATTACTCAGAAAAATGTGGACAAAAAATTCATACGCCAACGTATCGCTACACTAACTGGCGCTATAGGCGTAATACATGTAGGGGGCACTACGGACCTGGAACAAAAGGAGCTGTATGATAGAGTTGATGATGCTGTGCATGCCGTCAAAGCAGCTCTTGACGAAGGTATACTTCCAGGAGGTGGGGTGGCACTTGCTGACATATATGACAAACACTATTCAGAAAAGACGCAGAAAAAAAATAATTCGAAAAGCATTGCCTTTGCAATACTTTTATCTGCTATACAAAAACCATGTAAAGAGATTCTAAGTAATGCAGGACTAGACTTTGACGTCTTCCCTGAGCAAAAATCAGGGTCGGGCACAAATGTAAAGACAAGAGAAAATGGGGACATGATAGAGATGGGCATTATTGATCCATTAAAGGTAACCAAGGAGGCACTACTAAATGCCGTGGCTGTATCGAAATCAATTTTATCGACCAACGCTATAGTTACTATGGCAAGAACATACGAGACAAAATGAGAGCTATATTAATTTTATTTTTTTTAATCAACTTTCAGAAAGTAGATACAATAAAACCGGTAGAAGACTTTGGCTTGGACATGCAAACTGAGTTTTGCCAAGGCTGGGACATAGGCTACTGCGCAGGTTGGAAATACGTCAAAGGAAGATATAGCCGATGCCCATGGATTCCAAGATGCCCTCGACCAAAAATATTTGAGACGGCATATGAAAATGGATATAACAGAGGATTTTCCAAAGGTAAGTATGATGCAATAGAGAATAGATGAAACCAATAGGAAAGAATATAATTATAACCCCAGTAGAAGAAGAGATAAAAACAAACTCTGGGCTACTGTTATCTGCCGAGGACATGAACCAGCTCAGATATAAAAAAGCTTTGGTGATAAAAGTAGGTTCAGATGTACAGGTTATCAAAGACGGTCAGATGATAAATTACGACAAACGAGCGGGGCACACTATGTTAATACAAGACAAGCCCTACACCATCATCCAAGAAAAGGATGTCGTTGTCGTTTTATAAAATTATTCATCTCCACTATCATATTTTTGTAGGCAGTATCCTTTGTAGATAAGTTACCCCTGAAAAGCGGGTTGCCTTTGTTTGATGATGGCATAACCTCACCAGATAGTTTAGCATATACTGACCGTATCACATTTACAGATTTGTATGACAATTGGTATAAAGCTTTTCTTGTATTGTTATGGTTTCGAAACTTTACAATCCACCCCTCTTTTATTAATCTTTGAAATCTATTTTTATCCCAGGTCATGATGTCGTTATACTTTTTAAAAATAATTTTACTAAAATATTCCTCGTCATGTAAAAAGTACAGCATTTCTAGGTCCGCTTGAGACAAGTTGTATTTTTTTTTGATAAAATAACGGATGACTCTGTAGTATTTCATGTAGTTGTTTTTTGGTGGAGAAAGTCTTGACATAACAAATAAAATTTTTTATAACTTTGTATAAATATATTTAAATTATGACGAATGATAAAAATAAAGATTTAAGGCACTATTTAGGAGCCTTGGGAATATTTCTTTTGATAATATGCCTACTACTATTTTTATCCTTTGTTGAAATACCTCCAGTAAATAAAGATTTATTTGTAGCTATAGTTGGTACCCTTGTATCATCTTTAGGTATGGTTGTGTATACTATTGTGGGACAACAGCCAGACGAGGTAAATAAATTACAAAAGAAAAACGAATCGCTTACTTCTATCAATGATCAGATGGAAACTAGAAACGATCAGCTTGAGCAAATGATAATTGAAATGCAAAAAGAAATGATAGATAAGCTAACAGAACTTAAATCAAATAAAAATTAATATTATGGCAAAAGCTAAAAAAACATCAAAAAAATCTGCTCCTAAAAAAGCAGCACCTGAGCCAAAGTTTAGAAAAATTTGGACCGGTGAGAGATATGAACAAGTTGAAATTAAATAATATATATTATGCCTACAGTTAAATCAAAAAACATGAAAAGAACTTTTCCATACAACGCTGTTGGAAAAGCGCAAGCAGACTCATTTGCAAAAATGATGAAAGGTAAAATATCCTACAATCCAGGATATGGTATGGAGAAAAAAACCAAGTCAGGGTATTAATGGCTAAAGGAAGAACCAAGAAAAAAGGAAACAAGATTTGTCCTGCGGGCATAGCTTGGGCTAAGCGTACTTTTGACAAGTACCCTTCTGCTTATGCTAATATGGCCGCAAGCAAATATTGTAAAGACCCTAACTACGCAAAAAAAAGTAAAAGATAATGGACGGAAAAAAATTAAAAGAGATTGCATCTCAACTAAGAAAAGCATCAGCTCTACATAAAGGTCAGGCTGCAAAGATCGACAGAATGATTAAGGGAATGAATAAAAGCAAAAAGAAATGAGTAAGATGAACAAAAAAATGCGGAAGAAAAAAAGATCTTCGTTTGGAATGCTTAGTGTAAAAGCTGGAATAGATAATAACCCCAATCCTACTCAGGCCGATAGAATAGCTGGAGCTCAAATGAAATAAAGGTGGGTGAGTTAAAAAAATGGCGAGAGCAGAAGTGGGTCCGCATTGGAACTGATGGAAAGATTAAAGGTCCTTGTGGTACGAGCAAGAATAAAAAAAATCCTGATCGCTGTTTGCCACTCGCTAAAGCTCGGCGACTTAGCAAGAAAGCATTAGCTGCAACTGCAAAAAAGAAAAAAGCTTCAGGAGGAAAAAAACAATTTATTAGAAACACACGAGCAGTAAGAAATGCGTAATGGCTAATAAGAGCAAAATGAAATGTAATGTCGTAACTAGAAGCGACAGGGCTGGAAAAAAGAAAATGGTAAAGGCTTGTTCCGGTGGTAAAGAAAAATTAATACATTTTGGAGCTTCAGGTTACGGACATAATTATAGTAGTGCTGCAAGAAAATCTTTTCGTGCTAGACACAGATGTAGTTCTGCAAAAGATAAAATGTCTGCTCGCTACTGGGCATGTAAAACTTTGTGGTCTGGGCCTGGTGGTTCAACAAAAAGCAGCCCTAAAAATAGACAAGGAAAATATTAGTATATTTGTTTTATAAATTTAAAAATAATTATTATGCCTACAGTAAAATACAAACAAGGATATAACGACAGACTTGATGAGTCTCTCGGTATGAAACATGGAAAAAAATCTCAAAGCATGAAAGCTAGAAGAGATGAAAGTAAAGCTATGTCAAAAAAATTATATGGTCATTCTTATGGAGGAGATCACTCAATGACTTATGAGTCTCACGGAGAAAAGAGGAGTGTAAAAGATCATTTGGGTTCTTTAATAAGAAAGTAATGGCAATCAACGGCAGAACCAAGAAAGGAGGCTTTCCTATGATTGCAAAAAAAAATCAAGGAAAGTTTACTAATTGGGTAAAGAAAAATATGCCAGGCACATCAACGTGTAATGCTGCAGCAAAGGTCATGAAAAACAAAAATAAGTTTTCCAAACCAGTTGTGGCTATGGCAAATTATGCTAACAATTTTGGATGTAAAAAATAAATATGAAATCAAGAGGATTCGGAGATACGGTACATAAATTTACAACTGCCACTGGAATTAAAAGAGTAGTAGATACTGTTGCCAAGGCAACAAATACTGATTGCGGTTGTGATAAAAGACGTGATACACTAAATCGATTAATACCTTATAAATAAAATAATATGGCTTATCAAAGATTACAAGCTGGCAAAGCATGGCAAGTTTACAAAAGTGATAATACTGATATTCCAAACATAGGAGTTGGAGGTGCAACTGGCACAACCACATCAGGAAGCACCACACAACTTATAGATGCGAACAGAACAGGAGACGATCCTGATAATATGGTCACACTTAAATTTACCCTAGCCGGTATCAAGCCAGGGATGATAGCCGTTAATACAACCGATGGAAGTCAGACAACTATCAGTAGAGTGGTGAATGACACAACTTTGGACGTAGACAATAATATATTTTCTTCTACTGCAAAAGCGTATGCTATTTACGGAGGAGATCAAGAAGGAGCTGTTCTTTATATTGGAGGAGCAGGCAACTTAAAAGTTACAACTGTGGCTGGTGATACAGTCACGTTCAATGCACTAAATGCTGGAACATTTTTTCCAGTACAAGTGAAAAAAGTTTTTGATACTGGTACTAGTGCTAGTAATATCGTAGCGCTATGGTAATAGGTGTAATTATAAATTTATAATATGCCGGGACAAATTGCCATAGGAATTTACATCGCTAACGATTTAATAGCACCAGGACAGATCAGCGGTTTAAATATAATAACAGAAGCGAGTGCTCAAATCGTAACCGAAGGGGGCAGTCCACAAGACATAGTAACAGAATAAAAATAAATTATGGCAGTAAAATTTTCAGATTTCACCCCAAAAAGCGATGCTACTTCTACATCGGTAACAGATATAGTAGGTTATTTAACTTCCGGACAACTAAACGTTAAGATACCTCCCTCTGCATTAGACACAACATACACGTTTGGAACAACCAACGGCAGCTCTCCTGTACTTACTTTAGCCGGAACAAAAACAGGAGAGACTATTGCCGATACGGTAGTAACATTAACTTCCACAGGGGGTACGACATTAACTGGTTCTAGTAGTAATGCAATAGCTATTGATAGTGTAACATATGCTTTAGAGGCTGGAACCAAGGCGGGCTCATCAGTACCAATAAATCTCAATGCTTCTGGATCTTTTACCGATTCTGTAGTAAACTTAAAAGAGGGATCAAATATAACCTTAACACAAAACTCTGCTACCGAGATTGAAATATCTTCAACCGGAGGCGGTGGTGGTGGTGGAGTCAGTTCAGTAGGTTTAGCCTTAACTAGTTTAGCCGCATTTCAAGTAAGTAATTCACCTATCACTAGTGCGGGTGATATAGGTCTTACAGTCACAGGTGGCTCGGCTGGGCAATATTTAGATTATCAAGGTAATTGGTCAACTCCATCTGGCGGAGGAGGCGGATTCACTAGTTTTAGTATTACAGGAGATTCAGGAACTACAGAAACCGTTACCGATGGACAAACAGTTACAATTGCTGGTGGAACATTAATGGGAACTGTTGGCAGTTCTTCTGATACCATAACAGTAAATCACAATAGTGTTACCCGAACAGATACTACATCAGCAGACAGCCCTTCAGCTGGAGGAACAGTTGATTTGGTAAAAACTATAACCACATCTACAGAAGGTCACGTGACGGCTGTGGACGTATCTACAGTAACATGGCCCGCAGGTGGAGCACCTACTATTTCTAAAACGCAACTAACAGGAAATAATAGCACAGCAGTTTTCGCACTTACAGGGGCCCCAGCGGGACTTACGGTAGCAAACTTAAATATATTTATATCTGGAGTATATCAAAATCAAAAAGATTCAGGCGGTACTGACAATTACAGTGTTGGATCTGGAGCAAGTCCAAATTTAACTTTTGTTACAGCTCCTCCTGTAACCGCTGCAAATGGTATAGATGTAGTAATAACTTCTTAATTTTATCTAAATGTCAACAAACAAAGTAAATACTAATGTGATTGACATGAGTGATAACACAGGAGGTCTTACCTGGGTTAAAGGAACTACTGCGCAACGAACTACCACTACGCTTGGAGATCTTCGTGCAAACACAGACACTAATAAGGTTGAGATATATACTGACCAAACAGGCACTTCAGAGTGGAGAAATTTAAAAGAAGAAGGTGTAAGCACCCTAATAGATTTTTTAGTAGTTGCTGGAGGTGGAGGCACAGGTCAAAACAGAGGAACAGGTGGTGGAGGCGCTGGAGGATTAAGAACCTCTTTCGGTCCTTCTTCAACTGACAGTAAATTTAGTGTTTCACTAAGCACATCTTATACTATTGAAATAGGAGCTGGAGGTGCAGCTACAGGCTCTACCACAGGCGGAACAGGAGGAGACTCACAGTTCGCTACTATTACTTCCGCAGGAGGAGGAGGCGGAGGTGTAGGTTATGCTGCCCCTGCTGTCAATGGGGGAGACGGTGGTTCTGGCGGTGGTGCTGGTTCAGCATCTGGAAATCTAGGAACAGTAGGAACAGCTACACCCGCAGGTCAAGGTAACGATGGCGGTGCTGCCAACTCAACTTCTAACTATGAAGGTGGTGGCGGAGGAGGCGGCGCAGGTGCAGCAGGTGGTGCCGGAGGCTATACCATAGGTGGAGCAGGAGGAGCGGGAGTTAAAGTAAATATACTACCGTCTACAGATGCTGGCACAGGCTATGCAGAAGTTGGTGAAGTTGTCGGTACTGATGTTTATTATGCAGGCGGTGGAGGCGGAGGTTATAATAGCATTACTACCGGATCAGGAACACAAGGAGCGGGAGGTTTAGGCGGCGGCGGAAACGGAGGCGGAGGTCGGCTAGCTAATCCTACATATACAGCTACTGATGGTGATGAGAACACTGGTGGTGGCGCAGGAGGACCGGGTGGAAACACAATAAGCCCTGCAAAAGCTGGTGGATCAGGCGTGGTTATTTTAAGGTATCCAAGTACCCTCACATTAAACATAGTTTCTGGTACCTTAAATCAACCTACAGGTTCGCCTTTTACAGTTGGAAGCGATCTTGTTTCTGTCTTTAAATCAAATTCTGGGATAATTAATTTCACTTAATATGGCACACTACGCAAAAATATCAAATGAGGAGTTCACGGTAAGTGAAAGAGCTAGACTGCAAGAGGCGCGAAGTGAAAAGTCTGCTATAATAGCCAGCAACATGGCAACAGATGAGTATGCTACATTACAAGAAGTGTACACAAACTCTTTTACTTCAGAGACATTACAAACTTTAGAAAGTGAAATGGATGTTTTAAAATCTGAAGACACCCTATTTATGACAGATGAAGAAAAATCAGCTCATCAAACAGCAGTAAATAATAAACAATCTGAAATAGATGCAGAAAAAGCAGCCCTTGTTCCAGGACAAGAAACAGCACTTGCTGACCTAACAGCAAAACAACAAGAGGGAACTGAAGCGTTAACAACAGAGATTGAAACTTTAAATACAACCATATCAAATTCTTTAGCAAGAGTTACCGCAGTTTATACTGGTGCGGATGAGATAGAAATGGTTAGCGGCGACCCACCAGTAGAAAAAGATAATACAGTTTATTGGGAAGGATATATAGGAAGCGCAAAAAGAACTTCATACAATACAAGGGAAGGCGTTCATCAGTTGGGAGGCACTCCTTTTAGAAAAAATTATGCAGGAAGAGGTATGATATACGATCCTGTTAGAGATGCATTTTATGGTGAACAACCTTATGCTAGTTGGATATTAAACGAAGACACCTGCGTGTGGGAACCTCCAATAACAAAGCCAGAGGGAATATGGTATTGGAAAGAGGATACAACGGAGTGGGTGGATTATTATTGGCAACCTCCAATAGATGAACAACCTTACCCTAGTTGGATTTATGATGGAACTAAATGGGTTGCTCCAATAGAATCGCCAACACCATATAATGAATTTCAATGGAATGAAGATGAACAACAATGGGAACCTAGATTTTAAATTTTATGGCAACAACAAAAATTATACCTAACGTACTAGAGCTAAACCCAGGTAATCCTGTAAATGTTTTAAAAGCAACTAATGCTGTTACTGTTTCAAATGCTTCAGGGGCAAACAAATATTATTTTGATGGGGTATATGACGGGAAGTTTGGTCTTAGAATTGGCACAACTGTTTTAACAGGCGTGCCGAGCGCTCACCCTATTGCTATTTTAAATGATGGACTTACAGGTATTACATATACAGGAACTGTTAATGAAGGAACTAGAAACGTTCCGGATCCAGGTGGACCTGTATATACTTTTTACTCAGGAGATGTAACTATAACAGTGACTGCTGATTTTGGTGTAGCTAGTTATTATTGTAAAATTCACGGCTACATGGGAGGGCTAGATAATTTAGTTTCTGTGTATTCAGATGCAGGTCTTAAAATGCCTAGTGGTACGGCTTTTCCGGGCGGAGAAACGGCATTTGAGGGAATGATGCGAAATGATACTTCTCAAAGTTCGGCAAGTTCAGCATCTACTATGCAACATTATAATGGAATTAATTGGAAAAATTTTGTCAATGTAGTGCCTACTACTACAGTAAATTATTTAGTAGTCGCTGGAGGCGGTGGCGGTGGTGGCTCAAATAGTGGGTATACAGCTGGTGCCGGAGGCGGAGCAGGAGGATTAAGAACTTCTTTTGGAAGCAGCTCTGGTGGAGGCGGATCAGTAGAATCCGCTATAACTGTAACTGCCGATGGAACAACTACTTATACTGTAACCGTTGGAGATGGCGGAACCGCTGGCACTGCAACCGCAAACGGGGCGAATGGAGATGATTCCGTTTTTTCTTCAATAACATCTGTAGGTGGCGGGGGTGGAGGTTCAGCTTGGCCTAGCTCTACATCTACTTTAACAACTGGAGGAAGCGGAGGTGGCGCACAATATTATAATGGCCAAACACCAGGCTCTGGCACAGCTAATCAAGGTAATGCAGGTGGAGCTCGTAGTTCCACTAGTAGCGCTGGATCAGGATCAGGAGGGGGCGGAGGAGCAGGAAACGGTGAAACTGGCTCAGCTGGAACCAACAGCTCTGGTGGAAATGGAGGAAACGGTTTAGCTGTATCAATCACAGGATCTTCAGTGACGTATGCTGGTGGCGGAGGCGGAGGTCAATGGTTGTATACTTATGGCGGAACAGTTTCACCAGGCAGCGGAGGAACAGGAGGCGGAGGAGACGCTGGTACATCAGTAGGCTCTGCATATAACGGTAATAATGGAACTGATAATTTAGGCGGCGGTGGCGGAGGAGGATCTGCCAATTACACTACTTCAGGTGATGTGACTGGAGGAACAGGCGGTTCTGGAATCGTAATATTAAGATATTCACCAAGTTATAATATTAGTGTAGGAGCAGGGTTAGTAACTGGCGTTGAAAATGGGACTGTCAGTGGAGGAACAGACAAATACACAACATTTACGAGCGGATCTGGAACAATAACTTTTAATTAAAAGAATGGCAACAACTAAAATTACAACACCAAAACTATTTGACTTTAGCTCTCTAAATACGACACTACAGTTACCTACAGGGGATACAGCATCAAGACCTTCGGCACCAAGTACGGGTGAATGGAGATATAATAATGAACTTAAATACGTAGAGTTTTGGGATAGCACTACATGGAGACAGATAGACACTGAGGCTCTGCCAATTTTTCCAGATCAAAACTTTAATGTAAACACATATGTAGGATCTAGTTCTACTCAAATAATAAATGCCAAATTTGATCAAGCTGCAAATCTTAACGGTTCAAACTCATCTATAGACTTTACACCTAATAATCCTGTAATATTTCCCGACACAGGAGGCACGTTATCTTTTTGGATAAAACCTAATACAGTTAGCGCAGATCAAGATATATTTGCTACCTCTCCAAACGGTGGGTGGAGCCCCCCTTACGGACAACTTATAAGATTGGGTTCTAACGGAAAAATGCAATTATATCAATATAGTACAGGCGGTGGTAATGCTTTAAGCACTAGTCCTTTAGAAACAAGCACACTAAATGCTGATGTTTGGACACATGTTGCGCTTAGTTATGAGGGCAACTCCATTGGTGATGCTATACAGTTTTATATTAACGGCTCACCTGATGGAAACACAACATTGTCAGCTGATTCTCCCCTAGGAAATAGCTCATATAATTTACAGGTTCGAATAGGTTATAGAAATGATTCAGGTATACAAAATCCTTATGATGGAGGTATCGACCAGGTTAGAATATATAATTCTAAATTGAGCAATACTGATGTTTCAAATTTGTATAACAATGAAACAGCAACCACTGCATCCACACTAAACTTTCCATCAGGAAAAACTGCAATAGCTACTTATCAGTTTAACGGTAACGCCGCAGATGTAAGCGGCACATACGGAGGAACTACAACAAATATTGGATATACAGGATTGTTATTTCAACCTGATTTTGTTTGGGTAAAAAGAAGGAGCTCAACAGAAGACAATGTTCTTTTCGACTCAGTGCGTGGTGCTCAAGAACAATTAAGAAGTAATTCAGATGGTGCGCAAAGTACAAAAACAAATGCATTAAGTTCTTTTGATTCTGATGGGTTTACAACAGGCGATAATAATGCGCTTAATACAAACGATCAAACTTATGTGGCTTGGTGTTGGAAGGCTGGAGGAGCACCCACTACAAACAATGTGGCTGGAATTGGAAATGTTCCAACATCTGGAAGTGTGAAGGTAGATGATGCTGACTCAACGGCAGCATTAACAGGAACAATAGTTGCTAAAAAAATATCAGCTAATACAAAAGCAGGATTCAGTATAGTTCAATATGATGGCGCTCCTGGTGCAACAAGTGATAGTAGTAATAATGGCGGCGTTGGTTGGAATATTGACCATTCATTAGGTGTCGCTCCATCTTTAATTATTATTAAAAAAACTAATAATTTAGGGGGTTTCTATGTGGGTGCAGACGCAATTTCTGCGAGTCCTTGGACAACAGGAAACGGAGAAAGTTTAGTTTTAAATGATGATAGTCCGAAAGGTTCTCCTGGAGGTAGTACTAAAATATGGAATAGTGCACCAACAACTACAACATTTAATGTAGGAGGGTGGGATGTAGTTAATAGAAGTGGTGATTCTTATATAGCATATTGTTTTGCAAACATATCGGGTTATCAGCAAGCTGGAAATTATACAGGTAATGGAAATAGTAGTGGTCCTACTATTAACACGGGATTTGAGCCAGCTTTTTTATTGGTAAAAAATATAGATGTCTCAAAATATTGGTATATAGTAGATAATAAAAGATCTCCCACTAATCCTAGAAATAAAGAGTTATATTCCAATAGGTCAGATGCTGAAGTAACGATGGTGAGTGTGGATTTTTTAACCAATGGATTTCAAATTGTTACTACTGATTCAGGATATAATGCAAATGGTGAAAAATATTTATATTTAGCAATAGCTGCAAATTAATTAAACTATGAATACAACTATATTAATATTAATAGGGTTAGTAGTTTTACTAATCATAATAAACATAGCCGCAATATGGCTTACAAAAAAAGGTCTTACTAAAGACGAAAACAATAATATGATTCCTGATATACTTGAGGAAAAGTTTGCTGTTTTAAAAATGGATGTGTCTAAAAGAGTTGATCGTGTAGGTCAAGAACTTAAAGACGTTACCAAAGCTATAAAAGAAGTTGGCAACCAAATAGGAGATGTGCCAAGTGCTTTCAAAGGCAAAAGCAGGTCAGGAAAAAAACCGAAGAAAAAATGAATTATTACACTACAACGACTGCAGGAGACATAAAGGTTAAATATATATTTATAGATGATAAATGTGAATGATTTAAAAATATATAGCATTAACTTTCTTGCACTTATGACATCTTTAACAGATTTAGATGTCATCTTAAAGATTATATTATCACTTGTAGCTATTGGCTACACTATACATAAATGGTATATTATGCATGGAAAAAATAAGTGATCATGTTTCGTATAAAGAAGCGACTAAATCCAACACTGCTTCTAGATTAGGTATAGACAATACACCTAACTCTTATCATTTATCTAATATGGGAATCCTTGCTGATGAACTCTTTGAACCACTAAGAAAATGGGTTGGCGGTCCGATAAAGATAAATTCATTTTATAGATCACCTGATTTGAATCAAGCAATAGGTGGAAGTTCAAGTTCTCAACATTGTCAAGGAAGAGCTGTTGATATTGATGATACTTTTGGGCACAAAACAAACGCAGAGATGTTTGATTACATAAAGAACAATTTAGATTTTGATCAAATTATTTGGGAGTTTGGTGATGATAATAATCCCGACTGGGTACATATGAGTTATGTCTCTGAAAATGAAAACAGATCACGTGCATTAAGAGCAAGTAGAGAAAATGGAAAAACTAAATATACCGTAATATGAGTAAACCTAAAAAAAAGTTTGGACAAACAACAGTTGGTAGGTTATTAAAAGCCTCTGTTGGTCTTATAAATCCTACGCTTGGTAGATTGATTCAAGGCGACATGTCGGTTGAACAAGTGGTGTCATCTATAAAAAATTCTGACGCACCTGCTGAGGATAAAATTAGAGCACAAGAGATGGTATTGGAAGCATATGAGGCTGAGGTAGCAGATAGAGCAAGTGCTAGACAAAGAGAGATGGCAGCGTTAGCGGCAGGCTCTAATGATATATTATTTAAAACTGTAGGCTGGGGCATAACACTATGTTTTATAGGTGTAGTCGCTGGAGCAATAGGGCTGTGGGAAATACCTAAAGAATCTCAAAGGCTTTTTGATATGGGATTCGGGGCGGTTGTGGCTGCTTTTACACAAGTCATTGGATATTATTTTGGATCTTCAGCCGGTAGTAAACAAAAAACTAATTTAATAAATAAAAATGGCGAGGGGACTGAATTATAGCACTTCTATAAAAAAAACAAAAGTTAAACGTCCAGGTGTACACGCCAAAACAAAAACTTCATCTTTAAAATCTTCGAAAAACTACCAGAAGGTTTACAGGGGGCAAGGGCGTTAAATAATTTGTATCTTTATATAAATTTAATTTAATCAAATGGATATTAGAAAAATATCTGTAGGATCTGATTATAAATCAGGTGCTATGCATTATATAGTGGGACAATCTATATTAAATGGCGACTACAAAATACATCTCATACAATTTGATAATTATGCAAACTCTATAAAAATATGGATACAAAAAGATGATGAGGTAGTTTTATGGAAAGAGTTCAATGCCAACATGCCTTTCTCTTTAGAATATAACATTAATTTTTGATGAGATCACCATATAATTTTATAGTTAAACCCCTTAATAATAAAAGATATAATAACACAAAAAAAATAGGTGGCATAGATTTTGTTACCAGCACAAGCCAAGAAAATCATATAGCTTCAAATCGAGAGGCTATAGTTATAAGTTTGCCAATAATATACAATGGTCCAATACAAATTGGAGATACTCTTTTGGTTCATCATAATGTTTTTAAATTTTATTATGATATGAAGGGTCGGGAAAAAAGTTGTAAAAGTTTTTTTAGAGACAATTTATTTTTTGTAGATAGCGAACAGTTTTATATGTATAAACATAACAATAAATGGTATAGCCATGATCGTTATTGCTTTGTAAAACCGGTAAAAACAAAAAAATCTATTATATACAAAAATACTTCGGAAGAACCTTTAATGGCGGAGATGATATATCCAAACACTTATTTAAAAAAACAAGGTATAAAAAAACACACTTTAGTTAGTTTTAAACCTGACACAGAGTATCCCTTTATGGTAGACGGAGAAAAGCTTTATAGAATGTATGACCATCAAATTACTATGGCGATATGACAAATATTATTATAAATAATATAATAGATGATCCTGATCAATATGTAAACAATATACTAAAGGGAGAGTTTATAGATGTTCAGGACGGCGATAATGTTTTTAAAGGAATTCAAGTTCGATCTAATGACGAACTACAACAAAAGGTGGAAAAAGCTTTCCCTAAATATTTTGTCACTTACAATTTTGTGAGACAGTCTCCAGTTAATCAAAAGGAACCAAATTTTATACATACGGATGAAATGATGGGGGACATGACAATACTTTTATATTTAAATAAAAAATATCCAAAACAAGCTGGAACTACACTTTATCAAGATGACAAACCTATGTGTGTTTTTTATGCTGCGTATAATAGAATGGTAATATTCGATTCTAAGATTCCACACTCTAGAAACATATATGAAAATTTTGGTACCAAAAAAGATTCACGTCTAGTTCAAGTAATGTTTATAAAATTAAAATAATGAAATCTGAAATATTAAAACTTAAAATTGTGGAAGCTGGCAGAAAAGCTGTTGAGCAATTAATTAAAGTTGCCAAAGAAGATATTATAAAACCAGATCCAGAAGATGAACTTGCAGCTGATAGATTAAAAAATGCTGCAGCCACCAAAAAACTAGCTATATTTGATGCATTTGATATATTAAATAAGATTGATCAAGAAGAACAAGAGCTAAAAGAAGAAGATAAAAATATTAATATAAATACAAAACAAGGATTTGCAGAAAGAAGATCAAAATAGTTTATATCAAGTTTTAAGTAATTACATACCAAAAGGCGTAATAACTACCAAAAATTCTGGACGGACATGGGTATATGGATATAATAAAAAATATGATGTAGTTATTATTTCAAAAGACGGCACGCTAGGAGAGATAATAAATATAAATGGTCTAGTTTTAGGTTTACCCAAACAGCCAGACAAAATATATAGTAGATCCAAAACAAAATCGCAACAATATTGGGAACGAGCGCCTCTACATAAAAGTTTGTCTAAAATACAATCTATATTTCAATGGAACGAAATGAACTCAGTCTTTAAAAACAAATGGATTGACTACATAGAAAAAGAATTTGATAGAAGAGAAGAAGGGTATTGGTTTAATAATAACGGTATACCTACATACATTACAGGATCTCACTATATGTATTTACAATGGACTAGTATTGATGTAGGCTATCCAGATTTTAGAGAAGCTAACCGTATATTTTTTATGTTTTGGGAAGCATGCAAAGCCGATAATAGATGCTTTGGGTTGGATTATTTAAAGATAAGACGATCAGGGTTTTCTTATATGGGCTCCTCTGAGTGCATCAACACTGGAACATTAGCGAAAGACTCTAGAGTTGGTATACTATCTAAAACCGGAGCTGATGCAAAAAAGATGTTTACTGATAAAGTAGTACCTATATCTAGTAGGCTTCCGTTTTTTTTCAAGCCGATACAGGATGGTATGGATAAACCTAAAACAGAGCTAGCATTTCGTATTCCTGCAAGTAAAATAACCAAAAAAAACATGTACGACATTGTAGATGAAGAGTTGTATGGATTAGACACAACAATAGATTGGAAGAATACAGATGAAAACTCTTACGATGGTGAAAAGTTATTGCTTCTAGTACATGATGAAAGTGGTAAATGGATTAAGCCAAATAACATATTAAACAATTGGCGTGTAACTAAAACATGTTTGAGGCTTGGAAGCAAGATAATTGGAAAATGTATGATGGGATCTACATCAAACGCTCTAAGTAAGGGTGGAGAAAACTTTAAGAAACTATACGAAGATTCTAACTTATCTACTAGAAATGCAAACGGTCAGACAAAAAGCGGAATGTATAGTCTATTTATTCCTATGGAATGGAATATGGAAGGATTTATAGATCGTTATGGGATGCCTGTTTTATATACACCAATAGAACCTGTGCTGGGTGTGGACAACGAATATATATACAATGGAGCCATAGACTACTGGGAGGCTGAAGTTGAGTCTTTAAAAAAAGATCCAGATGCTTTAAATGAGTTTTATAGACAGTTTCCTCGAACTGAAAGCCATGCGTTTAGAGATGAAAGCAAGGGAAGTCTATTTAACTTGACAAAGATATATCAACAAATAGATTATAATGATTCGTTAATAATGAACCAGCACGTAACAACAGGTAAGTTTTATTGGAAGGATGGTGTAAAAGATACCGAGGTTATATGGACACCAGACTCACAGGGAAGATTTAGAGTATCATGGACTCCAAATAAACAGTTAGCTAATAAAACACAAAATAGAAACGGTGTATATTATCCTGTTAATGAGCACATTGGAGCTTTTGGTTGTGATAGTTACGATATATCTGGAACAGTGGGCGGAAGAGGATCAAACGGGGCATTACATGGTTTAACAAAATACAATATGGATCACGCTCCAAGCAATGAATTTTTTTTAGAATACGTAGCTCGCCCACAAACAGCGGAGATATTTTTTGAGGAGGTGTTAATGGCATGTGTGTTTTATAGTATGCCTATTTTAATAGAGAATAATAAACCACGTTTACTGTATCATTTTAAAAATAGGGGTTATAGAGGATTCTGTATGAATAGACCTGATAGGCATTATAATAAATTATCTAAGACTGAAAAAGAAATAGGCGGTATACCTAATACTTCAGAAGATGTCAAGCAGTCTCATGCATCTGCGATAGAGTCATATATAGAAAAATATATAGGAGTAGATTTAGAAGGTACATATAGAGATCA